CCCCAAAATCATGTTAGAGTCTGTCATGATAAGGTTCAGCCCGCCTTTCGGTAGTTGCAACTAATAACGTTTTGCCATACGTGAGGAATGGGTATTAGCTCCCAGCACCAAGTCGTGAATCCATAGGACTCACAGCAACAAGATAGTTTGGTATATTAACACAATGGGGGTCAATATTACCACTATCAGCAACGGAGTAAAGATCATAATACTCTTGCCAGTGTCTCATTTCATTTGAAGTACTCATGCAGTAATCTAAGAAATCATCTTGGAATGGTGCTAAACCAACCAGATTCTTAAAATGAGACTCCAATCTCAACTGGACGTCGACAGGTATACCATAAAGTTCTTGAAACAACAATCGAGTTCCCATACCAATGACCAAGTCACTCTGGTATTGATGGTGTTTCAGAGCCTCTAAGTACAACTCTCTATGATATGAATCAAATGACTGACATCGGTCAAGTACATTTCTCATGTCGATATGTTTTGTCTCCCTAATTATGTATTTGGCTATCTCAGCAACAATCGGACAACCAGGATACTGATATATGGTGGACAGGGCCTTTGCTCTTAATAAAGCGAGCTTTTTCCCCCGTCTAGCTTTAGCATATTGCTTGGTCAACAAACCAATTGAGGTGATAATATCATACGGATCTTTGATGACTTGTTGGTCTGTTTCATCAAACAGCAAGCCACAGAAACTAGCATCTGAAATACGATCATATGTGTTCAGTTTAATATCACATCCGGCTATAGTGAAGTCTTCACGAGATGGAGATTTAGACGTAAATCTAAATAAACCATCATCTCCTTCTACTACACCTATGATATTATCCCAACCAATATCGATACGTAAACATGTTTCTGTCATCATCATAAGATTACCAAATCCATTACCTAACGACGTATTCATTTCTCCAGACATACGACGCGCAGATACCACACCAGTGAAAAATTTACTCATTACCAAATTATCACCTTGAAGTACCTCCCTCATGACATCAAGAATGTATTTGCCCATAGGACTAGTATTCAACATATGTTCATACAAGACAAATTCACAATTCTCCATCCTTTCTTTTGTAAAGTGGCACTCATACGCAGAATAGTCTGTAGCTACATATTTGGCTCCATCCTCGTATAGCATCTTGAAGATATATGCACCCCTATCTTTAACTGGTACATGCTTTATGAACTCTGGTTGTTGATATAGCTCTTCTTCAATTGCATGAAAAGCTGGACCAAAGAAAACTTTAGCGACATCTTCACGAGCATAGATTCCCCTATTCATTTTGAAATCCGTATATTGCTCATCTTTACAAAATAACTTAACTTTAAAATTTTTAAGTTCCCCACTGTTGTTCCTCTCCAACAGATCTACCACTTCCTCATGTATAGCGATAAATTCAGCCCGTCTTTTCAAAGTCAAATTTCGGGAGTTGAGCCAAACATAAAAATCAAAGTCATTGTCAGCAGAAACAGGACAAAGTTTCCGCCGTTTAATCCATTCGCGGGTTACACTCTTCAAGCGACCAAAGTAACCCGGTATTTCCACCTCTGGTAGTTTCCTACCCATGCGTCCATTAAAGCCGCGTAACAAACTCTCTGGACTCCTCGTGTCCGGATGGGGCAGCGCAGCGCCTACATAGAAGAATGGCGAAGTAACCATTTCCACACCTCTATGCAACCCATCGTGTTGATGAAACATCTTACTAACTCTAATTCCATCAGCGACATCTAGCGGTTTGCTGAGCGCAAGCAGTTCCTTGCAGCGATACCCAACAAACACACGAGGAGAGCTTGAGCGGCTCAACGAAAAAGCGAATCTGTATGTAACAATTTCCACTGCTCGGCCCACGCCAAAGACAGTATCAATGTATCGTTACTCACTGAACGCCCTGTCGTCATTGTCAAACGCTTGTCTAAATTTATCCTAGTGTTTCGTGAAGCACTACGAGTCATAATCTCTCTAGCAACAGACAAATCAGAAACTTCCGTGATCTTATCTATGGAAGTAAGCTGGAAGAACAATTCGTGAGACATAACTATGTTTTCACTGGTCCAGCTAATTGTCGGAGTAAAATTAAAACCCGTGTGGTCGAAAGCAACAGACACACCAAAATAATTCAAACATTTGACAATGTTTTCATTCCACTTTGTTTTGTAATCAGTAAAGACCAAATTGTCAGCCTCCCTAGGTCGTATATCCACTGGGATACGGTCTACATCACCGTGTTCGTTAATTATTAACATATAACACTTTGACCCAAAGAAAAGACTGTACTGATACCAATACTTGGCTAACGAACTACAACGTGACATGGTAGTTGTCATTAACCAGCAGAATGTCACAAATACACGCGGCATTGAATCACCAGAAATGGTGTATTTGTGTAAGGTCCAAAAATGGAGATCAGCGTCATTCTCATGATCTCCAATTTTAACAGCGTCAACTCTCCCGTCTTTCAAGGACTGATGATTATAAGGTTTTAAGTAAGAAAAAGTTTTGAAAACCAACTTTTTCTCTGTCTTCTCAACTAAAAAGCATACTTTAGCTAAAAGACACAACATTACCATCATACTAACAGAAAACACGACGCCAGCAACATTAACTATCGTCTCACCCATAATCATATCAAATAATAATCCTGTCAAATAAGGTCCAGTGACATTTATTATCAATTTGATTGCGAAGTAATCCGACACAGTTCTAGAGCTTCGGCAAAATACTAAAGAATAACAATATTTTGCAGCAGCTATGGCAACTATTCCACACACATAAAACACATTAGACATCATTATCATAATCGGGATACATAATGTCGCCAAAAACACGAAGCAAAAGAAACGAAGTAACAAGTGTGAACCCACTTCGGTCTTGTAGACAGGAACTTCCACAGGACTAAATCTAATGGGCTTGGGTTCAATATTTCTTTTCTTCTTCAACTCCACTTTCTTCTTTTTGAGCTCGGAAAGTGGTGGCGGAACGTGTGGTTCAGGTGGAATAGATTTCGAAGCACAAGGCGGTGAGAACTTTGGCTTTCCTTCAGGCAAATCAGGAACAGCCACACCAGCAACAACGCGTCTGAAACAAGGCAATAGTGGAACGGGTGGAGGCATCTCCGGAGCAGGACTTGTGGCATATTCAATATCTTGAATAATAAAAGGAGAAGTTACTACTTCCTTAACCACAACAGGCTCTGGTTCACCACCAATCTTGACTTCCTCCTCTTTAGCTGCTACAGCATCAGATTCTTTGAAAGCTTCCATAAAGTGATCAGGTAACGGCGTTTCATTCTTAACATTCCGCTCAGAGGGGACACCCTTGTCACATAAATAACATGACCAGGCGCCTCGGAAATAATTAAGTCGTTGCGTCTTGTGCACGGTGCAATAATTAGGTACTTTACAATCCTCATTGTCACAGTACATTGTGCACCTGCCATCAGTCTCCACAGACAATCGCATTGGAACTTCACAAAAAGCACATTTACGCACTTCTTTTTTGTTCCGAGAACATAATGGATTGCTGCAGGCCTTTCCAACGTAAGACATTTCGTTACACACTTTACATTTCAAAATCCGCTCTTTAGGCTTAACTTTGCCGGCTAACTTCTTAGCTCCTGCAGGTAAACCAGTTGGTCTAGCAGATTTCAAAGGTCTTGCTGTAAAATAGTAACTAATGTCCACACCAGAAAAGTACCACGCCACCATAATTCTAAATTTCTCACTGCTATCGGTAACCATATGTCCGACAGAGCCCCAATTTGTGTAAGAAAACAATTTTATTTTAATTGAAAACTCATCAGACAAAATTGACAGCAGTTGATCAAATTCTAATTTGATGGATAGTGAAGAAGATCCTTCACTATGGAACGCCGGCATAAGTTTCTTGAATAGCTTATGCCCAAATCTACGCGCCAGTGGTACATCATTCCATGCTTCAACGATTCTGTCGGCGTAAAAGGTGCCAACTTGTGGAGCATAGAATTGTTGTCCGTTAGGTAAATTGTATGGTAAATAACTCACATCAGTATGCCACATCCCGTCTCGGTCGCTAACCACAATGTGTGGCGGGAGTGAGCATACTTCAAATGAGGTAGGTCCATAAGATTCAAACACGCCATCCGTACCCAACGAATAGTGCCCTCGAAGGACGTGTTGTGTTATTGGCAAGTACAATTCTCCATCAGCCAATAAAGCATCGTTTAACAATGTGCCTGCCATCTGAATGGTCACACAAATAGGTGTTAAACAGTGAAGATGTTCATCTTCACTTTCAGAGCTGGAGTCGCCCCAAATTTCTTCGATAATATCGACAGCATCAAATTGGCCTCTCGACCGGTTGGTTAAGTTTTCAAAAATATTAAAATCCATGTTGATGACTCGAGAAGTTATGTAACCTCCTCCGGATTTCTGTTCTGTCCCGGATTGAAACTGCGATCTGGCCCAACAAAATCTAATTAGTACTAACAAATAATTGCGAATCCATCATGACGCTACCAACGTCACAACTTTTCCAGTCTACTTACTTGTGTTCCACCTGTCCATCTTGTCTCGTCGCACCCATATATGGCTAGCTGATTCAACTGGGTATTGTCAGCTAAAGAATGTTAGAAATCGAATAGTACTCGCAACCTAGAACGTTGCGTCGCCGAAGCGAGATTTGACTCAGGGTTAACCCTTACAGTTTCACCAGCTAACTGTCAGACTACGCCCAGGGTTCACGATGGACTTATCTTAGATAAGGCCCCTACTACCTGGGTGGAGATGTTTTCTCCGTCCTCACAGCGCTTAGATCCGATGCAAACCTAATACTACCCGAAATTGAGTAGATCCAACACACTCATTTCCTGTCGCCAACAGGAAGATGTCGTCGCCTGGTGCCTCAGACGACAGAGATTTTCACTCCCACTTACGTGGCTGCTGTAGTGTAGTCTACAACAGCAAATAATATTCAACTTTCCG